TTTGTTGTTCCTACTAACATGATTTTATTTATTTCTTATTTGGATAAATCCACGTTTTTCTGTCTCTCTAAGGAGTTCCATATCTTCTTCCTTGATATCGCAAGGAGTTTCTCTATTGACACTCATATAAGATGATATGCCGAACTTCTTTCGTATCTTTTCTATGACTTTCCATTCTTTGGTAGTCCAGCATATTGTAACATTCATTTTCTTAAACTTTTTCCTATGAATTTCACTCGTGTAGTAATGGAAACCAATCTATCCATAGTACGTTCCCCATACTTTTGGGAGATTTCACTAAGCGATAGGTTAGTGGTTAATATCAAGAGCTTTCCCCGCTTTTCCGCTTCATCAACAATTTCGCAGAAGGCAAGTCTTTTCTCTCCAAATTTCACGCTTAGATTCTCTGTTCCGACATCATCTATGTAGATGATATGTTTTGCTTTCACAACGTCTATATTAGCGTTCATCTGTTGTGCGTCATAACAAGCTACAATCTTCCGACAATAGTGATTCAGAAGTAGGGGAATGATCTTCCAGCATATAAGTGATTTCCCTCGTCCACAATTGCCATGGCATAAAAGTCCACGCCCGTTATTTCCTGAAAGCCACGAGGCTATTTCCTCGTATTCCGGTAGCCATTCGGCATTTCCCGTGAAATAGTTCAACCCTTGCCAAAGGATATTCTTTGCATCTGGTATCGCTATGTTCACAAGATTGGGAACAGGGTTAAATCCAGTCTTCCTAAGATTGTCGATTGTTTTTTTAAAGTCTATTTGTTCCATCTTTCCTCCCATTTTCTTTCCTGTGGCGAATCGTATTTGTCAGGAGAGTTATCTTTGAGAACCACACCAATATCAGTAGTTGGCTTGGCCGGTATTTTTTCCCGGTTTGCCCATGTTGCCAACCTTTTAGGAAGTTCCCAGGTCTTTTCAAGTTCATAGCGCATTTTAGTTTCTGATTTGTTCAGTTCAGACCAATAATCAAAGAAGGAGCGAATCATTTCCTTTTGATACTTACCGACAAAAGGTACAAGAGATTGATAAAAAGATTCTTTTCGAGAGAGAGTAGCGGCTTTAGCCGCGTTTTTCTTATCTCCGTAAGGAGATTCTTTAGTATTATCTTCTTCATCTTTCTTCTTATTATCGCCCTTAGCTTGCCCCATTTTTTCAACAACTGCCCTTAACTCCGCCCTTAACTCGCCCAAAGCATTATTTAACTCTCTGATTTCTTTATTGTTATCTATGTCCTTGTCTATGCCCTTGGGTATGTCCTTATAGGGGTTGTATTCATCATACTTGCATAAAGTTATCACAGTCATGCCTTGTTTGTTACAAGTCGTTATCATGCCTCTCTTTTTCAGTTTGGCAAGAAAATAGCGCACTTTCTTTTCAGACCATTGCCAACGCTTCATCAAAAACGATATGGATGCTGGATATTGACCTCTTGTATAAGAGATTTCCCGACCTCCGATGAGTTCGCTGTACGCCTTGTCGGTTGCCTCAAATCGTGCTGACTGAATCAAGTCAAGCCACGCTTCGCACTCCGAAAACTCACGGGCTACCTTCCACATTTCATTCGAGAAAAACCTGCGGCTTAGCCTCAAAAATCCTTCGTCCATAGTTAGAATCTCACGTTTGTTAATTGTCTTCCTTTAGAGCAAACTACCCATTTACCATTACCGCTATCAAACAACCGTAAATCAGAGACTTCGCCAAAACGTTTGATGTTACCGCATAAATCTACAATCCAGCCACATTCTTTGGAAGGGTGGGGGCGAATAGCCCGACCGACTATCTGATACCACATAGCAAGTGACATCGTAGGGCGTGCCATAACAACAGTGTCAAGTTCTGGATAATCAAAACCCGTAGTCAATACCCCGACATTCGCCACTACTGGTATTTCCCCAGTTTTGAAATGTTGGAGAATCATTTCACGAGTTGCTTTTGGAGTATCACCGGATACAATAGCGCAACCAGGTATTGAATAGGTCAACCGCTCTGCTTCTTTCAAGAACCGAGTAAATACTAAAATGCCTTTTCTCTTACCACCTGCTTTGGGATTCATCAGTCTTTGGACGATATGAACGAGATAACCGTAGAAGTCTATCCGTTCATATTCTCGTTGAACTGATTTATCCGTATAGTCTGCACCGGTGGTATTTACTTTCAGGTTAAGTTCATTCCATCCTGAAGGATTCATCGGATAATAGTTTAGCTTCGCCAAGTAGCCCATATCTAATAGGGTTGATACCTGTACATGGTAAATGACCTCTGAAAAAACATGAGGCTTTGTCCGGGTGATGAATTTCAGCATAGAACCGAAATTACGACTGGATGATAACCGATAAGGCGTAGCTGTCAGCCCAAGAACCTTACACTTCACCGCATCGAAGAAATCCTTATACATTCCTTCTTTGGGGTTTACCAAATGACATTCATCTACAATGATGTTTTTGAAGTGAGTAAAGAGTTCGGGATGAGCTTTCACAGAACCGATGGTAGCAAATGTTATCCGGCTTATCTCCTTTGAGTTGAAGGAAGCAGAATAGATGCTACAGTCGAGAATGCCGTATGAACATAGTTTTTTGAAATTTTGCTCGACAATTTCACGTGATGGACAAAAAATAAGCACATAGTCATTTAGTCTATGTGCTATATCCGCTATGATAAGGCTCTTTCCCGACCCCGTGGGTAATACCATGATGGCATTTGTTTTCTTCGCTTTGTTGTTGAAGAAAGAAACGGCTGAATCAGAGGCTTTCTGTTGGTAATCACGTAGTTTGAACATAGCTATTCCGATTTTAAGTGTTTGATAGAAACTAACGCATCCATAAGATTTAAGCACTTATCCAAATCTTCTTGGGAATTTATAAACAATCTAACTTGATAAGCATCGGAATAATATCCTACTTCTTGAGAATTCATAAAGAATTCAAGATTATCTAACCAATTAAAGAAACCAAAAGAAAATCCATGAGCATTTGCAACTATGCCATTGGTATAATATTCAGTGTGCATGCTCACATTAAATCCTCTATCTTTCAATTCTTGTAGCTCTTTTTGTGTACAAGATACCTTTCCATTAATCAGTTTCATATCCCTTTCTCCTTTCGTAACTTCTCCACCAAGGCAGAGTAGTATTTAATTAATTCCTTATACTCGAAATCCGTATAATGCTTGGATGTGTTCTTTGCCCTGTATTCAACCATATCTACACGCTGTTCTCCTATTTGATCGATAAGACCTCGTCTGTACATTTGCGCATTACCTTGGTTGAATATATTACAAGAGACGCATTGCGGTCGGCAATTATCTTCATCAAAACGGGTTGACGTATATCGTCTTGACATATAGTGTCCGTTTTGTATCTCCTTCCAATGCTTAAACGATCCACAACTGATGCATTGGCACATTCCATTTGGCATTGCATATTTAAGACGGATGTACTTTGAGAAAATTTCATCCAGTTTCTTTTTATAATCCGGCTTTTTCTTTACTGTTACCCCTGCTTTATCAAACAGAGGTAAAGGCTTGTCTTTTTTCTTAGCTTTGGTTCGTTTTATGTAGTATGGCATATCATTTATCTTTTAGTTCAACTCCTAAACATAATACCTTGTCGGATACGCCTACATCATCAAATTCAAGTTCTACATATTGGGTTTCGTATGGATAAGGATATATTCGACCATATTTGTTATGCAACTCTTTTACTTCATCATCCGACAATTTGCGCCTAACTCTCATCTCAATTTCGTAATCATCGGAAAGATTTTCAATAACCTTTCTAAGCTGACCTACTGTTTTAATTTTATCTATTGCCATAATCTTTTTAATTAAAAGCCCCGAAGCGTATTCTCCGGGGCACAACTATTATTCACTAACCCTTGCCATTTATGTGTGGCTCACATTATTCCATTCGGGGACACTATCCGTATGCGCATTACGGAAATATCCATTTGCAACTGAATACTTTCATATCCCCTTTCCAATACAAGTTTGTGGAGAAGCCCAGATTTGCACTGGGACGAGTTGCCAAGCTCGCCACATCTAAGGTTGGCATTCCTATTATTGAGTGGTGCGTCTACTGATTCCGCCACTTCTCCATGTTTGCCCGCCATATCTTCACAGACAGAGCAGGCAGGTTAACAAAGTTATACTTCGATGATTACGATGTCCGGTGTAATTTGCCTGATAGCATCCAACTGTTCATCAATGACTTTATTTTTGTATTCCTCGATGGCCTCATTCGCACCGGCAGACACAAGAGATAAAGAAACATCCCGACCGTCCACATCAGCGTAAATTTCGATTTCTATCTCTTCACAGGCAAAACCTTTGAAAAGAGGGATGTTTAGTTTGAAAGATTTTGGAAGGTTGGAATCAACCACCTGTGAGTAGTTATCCACCTTACTACCATTTTCCTCCTTACTGCGTTCGATGTCTTGGTTTACCTTTGCTTTGAAGTTTTTCAAAGTAGAAACAAGCATCATGTTTTGCGACTTGTCAGTAAAGAAAGCTCGGTGCATCTTCAAAAACTGCGATAATTTGATAGGTTCCCATTTCTTATCGGTATTAATGCCGAACTCTACCATCTCTTTGGACGGCTGAAGTACTCCGGTGATGACATCTTGGTAATAATTTGTTTCGTTAATCGTTAAAATCATCCCCATCTTGTCACGATTCACGATAATATTGGACGACTTTTGGTTGATTAAATCAATACGTTTCTCTAACCATCTGTAAGGCGCATCAATCGTCCCGTCTATCATAACCCTTTCCGGCTCTTTTATCTCCAGTTGTTCGGGGGCTGTTCCCTCTCTCAATACTACTTCAATAGGCGTACCATTATAATCTTTCGGTACAACCACGTTTAATTTGTTTTCGCTCATGATTCTGTTCCTGTTTTACGGTTAATATTAAAAATAGTTCTTTGCATTTCCTGCGGCATGATAGGACGGGAATAAACCAGCTCACCCAGTTTGTTGTAATACCCGGCCATCTTTTCTTCATGATAGAGAATTTTCACACACTCTTCATTTTCAACATATTCAGAGCCTTTCTTTATATTTTCAAGAAGTTCCTGTTTCCTTTCATTCAAAGGCTTTAGCTCTGCCTTAAATGCTTCCATTGCTTCTTTTTTCTCTATCTCAATATCATTAATTTGAATTGAGGTTTCAGCAAGAGATTCTTTCTTTTGAGCCAACTCATCCGGTGTAAAGCGATGAGTATAGCCAATCTCTTCCACTGCATCGGCATTGTCCTGTAAGAACTGCCATCTATCCTTTTCGGGGATTTCTTGACCTAAAAATTTGTCCATAAAATAAAATGATTAAATAAATTCTTTGTTACGTTCAATTTCTTGCTGGGCATATACCAACATTTGATGTTCATTAGCAGCCGGTAGATAAATATCTGCCTGTGCCGTGCTCCAATTACGAAAACGCTCAATAGATAAAGTCATTTCCCCTGTTGTCAGTTCTGCCGAACTGCGTAAATAAGTTACTTCTTCACCTTTCTTGTTGATCGTTTTGCGTTCAAACAAATCACGGTTGCAAGTTCTCTTATAGAAGTCAATTTTGGCTTCGTCAAGGCTACAACCGTACTCACTACCGAAATATCCTAAAAGAAGATGTAAGTAGCTGTTTTGGGCAAGCGTGCGGTTAGGAAGTTTCTTTTTCACTTCCACCACCGCACGTTCACTAAACAGCTTGTTTACATACTCTTTGAACTTGGGTATTTGATATTCATTCTTCAAATCGAAAATCATACGCTAAAAAGGCAAATCATCCTTTGCATTACCATTCGCATCAACCGGAGGCGGAAAATCCTGCGGTTGATGATAAGTCGGCTGTGGTGGTTGTGTTGGTGCTGTTTGTGGGGATTGTGATACACCCCCACGCCCTTCTATTTTATAGCATCGAATAGACGCCATACGTTTAAGCTCTCCATCCTGATTCGTCCAAGAACGTCCCTGTAAGACAAATAATACAGTAACAACATCACCCCGATTAAAGCGGTCAAGTTCTGTACACTTGTCACCCGAAAACTCTAAGGGAATAATGTTTTCATACTCGCTACGCTCTCCCGTATAAGGATCATAAGTGGTAGCGTCTAAAATAAACTCCCGTTTCGTAAATGAGGAACCACCGTTTTTGGATGGGATTTGAACGGTTTGTCCGATTTCGATAATTCTTCCAGTTATTTGATTTGCCATTAATTTTCTCCTCCAAAAATCTTTTTATCGGTTATAAGTTCCCTGTTCTCTTCCAAGAACCGGATAAACTCCTCACAATGATTAGTAAGAATAG